AAGAAGTGATGCGGATCTTCAGGGAAAACAATTTGCCTGTAGCGACTTACACTGACTTTGGTCCAAATAAAGATGAATATAGAGAAGGCGTAATGCGACAAATGAAGGAAAATTTGTTTTCTGTACCTCTGGCTGGTACAGTTGGGTACGGCGCGTTGCAAAGCGTAGGAGAAGATGATGGCCAAAGCGGCAGTTAAGCGCGTAGCGCAAGCAGAGATCAGAGCGGCTAAGAGCTTCTTAGAGAGGCGTGGGTTGAAGTCTAGTGAGATATCCCCCAAAAAGTTCGCTATGGCCGCTAAAGAGCTGGATAAAGGGTTCTCAGATACACTCAAGGTGTTGGCGCGTGAATTGTCTGGAGGCAATGTCTGATGGCTGGCTTTTGGGAAACTTATGCAAAACTGTCTGCGCCACCCATGTACGATCTCAGTGAGGCAGATCCAGAGCAAATCAAAGGCATGGGGCGCACTATGCTAGACAGCGCAACTATTTTGGGTTTGGGCGGTGAGATCGAAGCTGGCGTAAGAGCGCCGTTTAGCGATAAGACTTTTCAAGAGATCGACAGCGAAATCAACAAAGAACAAGCTGCGTACAAAGAAAAATATCCAGCAGAATACACAGCATTTAGTGGTTTGGGTATGCTGCCAACAATTGCAGTTGGCGCTCCAGCGGCTGTAACCAGAATAGTCGGCGGCAAGGTTTTGCCAAATGTTGCGTTTGGAACTGGGGTTGGCGGCTTGAGTGGTTTTGTAGGAGGCACTGGAGAGGGCGAGAGCGCAGATCAGAGGCTACAGACAGGCAAGGAAGAAATAGCACCAATGGCAGTTGGCACAGGCGTTATAACAGCGGCTATGATGGGCGCAATGAAGGCAGCGCCCCCCGTCATTAGGTTTTTTGGTAATATGGCCAATAAGGTTATGGGGCGATGAACCGCGCTAGTTTTGGCGCATTAATGTCTAAAGGAGGACAAAAGATGAAGTATGGCAAAAAGAAAACTTCCAAACCTGTCAAAAAAAAGGTAATGAAGAAAAAGGCAAAGCCTAAAAAGAAAGCGTACTAATGTCAGAAACAAAAGATGTCGAAGTTCATGTTACTGGCGTGTCAATGTCGGGAGCTGTGAAAGATGACAACAAGCGATCTGCTCCAACAGATCAGAAAAAATCTGGAAACAAAACGGCTGGAAATAGCTGAATACATGGTTGATGGTCGGGTGACCGACCTCAACGCATACCATAAAAACGTAGGGATCGCAGAAGGTTTAATGCAAGCCTCTGAGGTTATCCGCGAAACATTGAAAAAATTAAACGAAGAGGATGTATAACGTGTCTCATCAGCATGATCGAATATTTACAGATGAAGAAACCAATGCAACAATTGGATCTCATCAATTACCAATCCCCTTAAATTGGAAAGTTTTAGTTCAGCCTAATCAGGTTAAAACCAAAACAGCAGGCGGTATCTTGCTGCCCGAATCATCCAAAGACAACGAAGAATACCTGACAGCTCACGGCACAGTCTGCGCCTTGGGCGATTTAGCGTATCGTGACAGAGATACAGGCCAGCGATGGCGGTCTGATATTTGTCCAAAGGTTGGTGACCGCGTGACCTATGGTAAATACGCTGGTCAAAAAATTGTTGTAAAAGGCGTCAAGTTCCTTCTGCTAAACGATGATGAAATAACATCGATATTGCCAGACGGTGTTGAAGTCGCAGCATATGTAGGGTGATTGATATGGCAGAAAAGGAACAAATTCTGGAAGAAATCGAAGCCGAAATTCAAAAGGCTAAAGGTGATCCAGAGGAATTTGAAATAGAGGTTGTAGACGAACCTGTACAAGAAGCCAAAGAAGAAGCTAAAGATAAGGCTCAAGAGGCTCAAGAGCAGGATGATGACTATGGACCTAAAGTTCAAAAGCGTATTCAAAAGCTGGTCAGCCAGCGTAGAGATGCTGAAATCCAAGCTAGGCAAACTCAGGAGCAAAATGCACAGCTCCAAAAACGCCTTGAAAGATTGGAGCAAGGATCTCAAAAATCGGCTGAACAAGCGTTTAACCAGCGTTATAACCAAACTAAAGCAGCTCTTGAACAGGCTGTGGAAGAAGGTGACACGAAATCGCAAGTAGCTTTTCAAGAGCAAATGGCCGACATGCGAGCGGCTATGCGTATCGCAGAAATGCAAAAGCAACAAAGTCAGCAACGTGCTGCTGCATCGCCCACAGTTGGCCGCGCACAGCAAGCTGCACAAAATCCAGCCCCACCAAAAGCTATGCAATGGTGGCAGGCAAATAATTGGTTCAATGCCCAAGGCTTTGAGCGAGAAACGGCGGCAGCGCGTTCAATTGATGTCCAACTTGACTTGGAAGGTTTCGACAAAAATTCGGACGAATATTACCACAATTTAAACAGCCGTTTACAAAAAATGTTTCCTGAGTTATCTTCAGGGGCAAGTCCAAGTAAGGCAAGAGCAAAAAGTAGACCACCAGTCGCCCCAACTACAGGCGGTTCTTCCAGTTACAAGGGCAATAGAGTGAGGATGTCGCAAGAACAACTCAGAATGGCTAGAGAACTTGGAATCAATGATGAAAAAGGTCTTAAAAAATACGAAGCCGAAATTCGGCGTCAGCAAAGGAGCCAGTAATGTCTGAGTCAAGAAATGTTCGTGCAAACCAAACTCGAAACTCTGTGCGTGATGAGGAATCTCGTCCTATGACCGCATGGAAACCACCATCACTTTTGGACGCCCCCGAAGCACGTCCCGGCTATGTCCAAAGGTGGGTTGCTACCTCGATTCAGGGTAAGGAAAGCCCAGACAACGTGTACAAACGTATGCGTGAAGGATGGGAACCGCGCCCTGCTGACACTGTGAAAAGTAAGTTGTACCCAACTATCAATCATGGCCAGTGGGCAGGATCAATTGGAATTGAAGGCATGTTGCTTTGCGAAATGCCAGAAGAAATTAATGCTCAAAAGCAAGATTATTATTCTGGTAAAAACGAAGAGCAAAATGAATCGATTGCAGGGGATCTTGATGCGTTAGGACGGCGTAGTGGACAACCAATCTATCAAGAGCGGAAGTCTGAAACCAGTCGTGGTAGATCTCTTTCTGCCGCAAGCGACTAATTAACGCTAAAAGGAGCGAAAAATGGCAAATGCAGATGCAGCCTTTGGGTTTATCCCAGTTCGTCACATGAGCGGTAATGCACCTCGCACTAACCAATACACCATCACAAGTGGTCTTGCAGAAAACATCTTCACAGGTGATCTCTGCGTTCTCACAGCAGATGGGGTTGTTACGCCACACACGGCCACAGAAGCTAACAACATTGGTGTCTTTGCAGGGTGTTCTTACACAGCAAGTGACGGTTCTTACGTCTATAGTGAATACTGGCCATCAGGCACAGTAGCTACTGACATCATCGCATATGTATATGATTGTCCATATACTGTGTTTAAAGTTCAGTCTGCGGGTTCCCCTGCTCAGACCAATATCGGCAACTGTGCTGATGTTGTTGCTGGCGCTGGTTCCACAACGACTGGTCAATCAGGCTTTGAATTGAATGGAACAATGGCGGCTGGTGCTGCTTCTTGTAAAATTCTTTCTTTGGTGGATTCACCAGAGAATGCATTCGGGGCTAACGCTGTCATGGAAGTGCTTATCAATGAGCATCTTCTTAAAGACAGTGCTGGTATCTAAGGAGGGTATGAACAATGGCTATGAATAGAGCAAGTTTTGCTAAAATGCTTGAGCCGGGTCTGAATACTCTTTTCGGACTCGAATATGACAGCTATCCAGCCGAATATGAGGCGGTATTTGAATCAAACACTTCGCAAAAAGCGTTTGAAGAAGATGTTCTCCTCGCAGGCTTTGGAAATGCTCCAACAAAATCAGAGGGTTCTGCGGTTTCGTATGACGCAGCCTCTCAGCAGTGGACTGCGCGTTATCAGCATGAAACAGTCGCTTTGGCTTTCTCAATCACTGAAGAAGCTGAAGAAGATGGCCAGTACGGCTCGATTGCTTCTCGCTATACAAAAGCGTTGGCTCGCTCAATGGCCTCTACTAAAGAGATCAAAGCAGCTAACATTTTGAATACCGCGACAACTGTGAATGGTGGTGACGGCGCTCCTCTTTTGAGCGCAACACACCCAACACAGGCTGGTAATCAGTCTAACATTTTGGCGACACCAGCCGATTTGTCTGAAGTGTCACTTGAAGCAATCCTTATTCAGATTGCTGACATGAAAGATGATCGCGGTCTTCGCGTTGCAGCGCAGGGTACGCAGTTGGTTATTCCAACAGCTTACACTTTTGTTGCAGAGCGTCTGCTGGAATCCCAGCTTCGCACTGCTACTGCTGACAACGATATCAACGCGATTCGTCAAGGCGGGTATCTCCCACAAGGCTACCACATTATGCGCCGTCTAACAGACAGCGACCAGTGGTTTGTCCAAACGGATATTCCTGATGGACTGAAAATGTTCCAACGCTCGCCTATGAAAAAAGGCATGGAAGGTGACTTCGAAACTGGCAACGTGCGCTACAAAGTGCGTGAGCGTTACAGCTTCGGTGCTACTGACTGGCGCGGTATCTTCGGATCACAAGGCGCGTAAATCACCTAACCTCTCTCTCGTTGGGTTTGACTGAGGCGGTCTTCGGATCGCCTCTTTCTTTTTATTTAGATTTAATGTATGTTTTTGAAGAAGGGCATCATATTAGCTTTGTAGACAGGTTCCCGCCCTCCTGACGTTGCATAGACTGCAAAGCGAATCCTTATGCAAAAGGGTACTAAAAATGGCTAACACTACATTTACAGGTCCAGTTACCTCTACCAACGGTTTTATTGGTGACATCATTGTTCCTACTTACACAGTGGCAAACGCTCCATCAGCTTCTGATGCAGGCGCTGGCACACTTGTGTACGTTTCAAACGGCGCAGCAGGCGCAGCAATTTTGGCTTTCTCTGACGGAACAAACTGGAAGCGTTCTGACACTGGTGCTACAATCGCAGCAGCGTAAGGGGGAAGGAACTGATGAGCAGATTTACACCTCCTTCTGAAGAAGAATTAGCAGCGCGGGGAATTGGCAATGCCAAAGTTCGCGCTCGTAACTCAGACGGTACGTTGAAAGCTGACGATCCTTCCACACCTGAAGTCAATGAGGCGTGGACAGAGGCTCCCGTTAAGAAAAAACGTGGCCGTCCTGCCAAGAAAAAGGAATAGCAAATGGCTGACATTGTATCAGTAAAAAAGCTAAGTGATAGCACCAGAGAGGCAGTCTTCGCTTTCCAATATCAATATGTTGATACTGGCGACGAAAGTGCTGTTCTCAAGATTGATGTTTCTACACTTGCTCCAAACGCGAATGGCGCACCTTGTACGGCTGTTCGCATCATCGAAGGTTGGTGGGTCATTAAAAGCATGACCGTGCGGATCTTGGCAGATGCTGACGTAGACGTAATATTGATGAATATTGGTGATGACGATATTGGTTATCACGATTTCTCAAGGTTTGGTGGCCTTCCATCCACGAAGTCGTATGGCACAAACCCAACTGGGGATGTGAAATTTACGACTGATGGAGCTGGGGCAGTAGGGGATTCATATCAACTGGTTCTAAGGGTAATCAAAGAATACTAGGAGTTTTCGATGGCGACTTCAGGAACAGTAGCATTTCGACCAAATGTTGAAGAAATAATAACTGAAGCATTTGAGCGTTGCGGTATTGATACCCAAACACAAACTGGCGACAAGGCTGTGTCTGCACGGCGCAGCCTTAACCTACTCTTCGCTGAGTGGGCAAACAGAGGCATTAACTACTGGGCAGTCGATCAGCAAACACTCACACTGGTAAAGGGTACAGCGGCTTATGAGCTACCTGTGGGAACAATCGATCTAATAAGCGCAGTAATACGCGATAGCTCTGGCACAGATACTTCTGATCAAATCATTAACCGCGTATCTATTTCTGATTACAACCAACTGCCAAACAAAGATTCTAGCGGCAAGCCAAGCCAATATATGCTCGACAAGCAATATACGCCAAAAGCATACTTCTGGTCAGTTCCAGATAAAACAACATATAGTATGGTTTATTGGGCGATTAGGCAGCTTGAAGATGTCACAGCATCCAATCAAGACGCAGATATTCCATATCGTTGGAATGAATGCATCTGCGCTGGCCTAGCAAGCAAACTGGCAATGAAATTCGCAATTGAAAAGTTCACAATGTTAAACGAAATGTATGAACGTGCATTTAGTTTTGCAGCAGCTTCAGATAATGACGGTGTATCTCTGAGGGTTCAGCCCACTGCGCTGAATTTATATTAATGGCAAAATACGCAAGAGGCAAAAAATCCCAAGCGATAAGCGACAGAGGTGGCCTAAAGGTTCCATATACGGATCTTATGACCACTTGGGATGGCCTTCGCGTATCACCAGATGACTGGGAGCCAAAACAGCCACAACTAACGCCTGCTAAGAATGTTGTTGATGCGACAGCATTGTTTAACCCGCGTCCAGATAATGATCCTGAAAATGCAACTGTATTTATAGGATACAACTTCGACATCTTTACACCTGTCCAAGATCGCCCTCCAGTGGGCGTACACGGCCTTGGAGCAGTTTCGCATGGGTCTGTGGTGGAAATGGAGGCTTCGGTTGATGGTGTGGCTGGTACGGGCGCTGTGGGTACTGTCTATCCAAACCCTGCTATCAATCCAGCAGTCGGTACAGGCGCAATTGGTAATTATCAAATTGTCATATCCACAGATGTAAACGTCACCAGTGTTATTGGCACAGGCGCTTTGGGCGACTTGGTCTTTGCCACTGTTGCTACTGGAGTGGCTGGTGCAGGCGCGATTGGAACTGAGGTTCTAGAAGCAGAGCAAGTAGCAACAGGCGTAGCTGGCACAGGCGCTATTGATTTCGGAACTGTAGAATCTGAAATAACAGAAAGCGGCGTTGCTGGAACAGGCGCGATAAATATAGATACAGCCGTTTCTGAAATAACTGAAACTGGCGTTGCTGGCATTGGATCTGTTCATGTAATTGGAACTGGAGCTGGTAGTGACTTTAACATTATTGTTGGCCCAGTCACTGGTCTTGGCGGCGTAGGGTCAATCGGTGATAATACTGATACAGATGCTGTTGCAGAAATAACTGAAACAGGCGTGGCAGGCACAGGTGCAATAGGTGATGGAACTTCTGTGGATGTCGCAGTTGGATGGGGCAACAATGCTTGGAGTAACGGAACATGGGGTAATGGGCTATGAATTATACGCAGCTAAAAGCTAACATCGAAAACTTTCTAGAAGATGACAGCGCAGAGCTGACTACTTCCATTGATCAAATCATAGCACAGGCCGAAGAGATGATCTTTCAGCGCCTCCCTAACTTGCCTTGCTTTAGGAACAACGCATCAGCAGCACTGGTTCAAGGCACAACAGATTATACTGTGCCATCTGCGAGAATGATCAGACAAGTTTCTGTCATTACTGCAAATGTAACGTCATACTTAAATCACAGAGTAGATTCATATCTGCGTGATTATTGGCCAAACGCCACAACTCAAGGCGTTCCAGAAATGTATAGCACAAAAACAGCGGCGATTGGCGGCACAACTTTTACTGTTGCACCCACCCCAGACGCAACAACATCAACCTATCAAGTTGATTATATCGCCCCAGCAACAGGTTTAAGTTCAAGTAACACAAACACTTGGATTGGAGATAACGCAGAGAATGTGTTATTATCGGCGTGTCTTTACGAAGCATCAGCTTTCTTGAAAGCTGGAGAAACTTTAGCACTTTATAAGACACAATTTGACGAAGCAGTGCAATTATTTGTACAAGAGATGCAGCGAGACTACGCAGCAGAATATAACGGAGGCTTATAATGGCTATTACTCAAGCAATGTGTACAAGTTTTAAAGAAGACTTGTTTCAAAAAGAACAGGATCTGGATTCAGATACTATTAGGATTGCGCTGTATACTTCATCAGCAAATCTAGATGCGACAACAACAGCATATACAGCTACTGGCGAAGTTGCGGATGGCAATGGATACACGACAACAGGTGAGGTTCTTACCAACCCAGTGATTGGCACAAGTGGCACAACAGCGTATGTTGATTTTGATAACCCAGAGTGGGCATCAGCATCATTCACAACGGCTGGCGCTTTGATCTATAACGACACAACGGCAGGCAACAATGCCATCGCAGTCTTAAACTTCGGCGGTGACTTTACAGTTACGTCAGGCACATTCCGCATTGTGTTCCCAACACCCGGCGCGGCTGGCTTGATCCGCATCGACTAATAACAAAAGGATAGTACAACATGGCTAGTACCTATGAAAATGACCTTCGCCTCGAAGAAATGGCCACAGGGGAGAACTCTGGCTCATGGGGTACGAAGACCAATAATAACCTCGAACTGGTTGCTGACGCCTTTAGTTATGGCACAGAAATCATTGCTAACGCAGATACTGCGATTACCATCGCAGATGGCGTGGCTGACGCTGCGCGTTCTCTCGCTCTAAAAATAACTTCTAGTGAAAACTTAACAACAACTAGAGTTATAACTTTAGGTCCAAACACTGTCAGCAAAGTTTGGATCATTGAAAACAGTACAAGTGGTGGCCAGATACTTACGATCAGCGCAGGCTCTGGATCTAATATTACTTTGGCCAATGGCACAACCAAGATTATTGCGACAGATGGTATTGGCGCTGGATCTAATGTTGTTGAGCTGACGCAAGATTTAGCAATTGCTGATTTGTCGGTTGATGGAATTTTAAGCCTTGCAGATGGAACTAACTCAGCCCCATCTCTAACAAACACTGGTGATACAAACACAGGCTTGTATTTTCCAGCGGCTGACGAAGTTGGCATTACTGTTGGCGGTACGCAAGTTTTTAAAGCAGACAGCACAGGCGTTGACATAACTGGCACTATTAATGGTGATGACATAATATTGTCAGATGCAGATGCGCCTAGCATTACACTAACAGACACTACCAATACGCTGACAACACTTATTCAAAGTGGAAATTCTACGGCTATTATTGGAACGACAACTGACCATGATTTGCGGATACAACGTAATGGCTCAGATATTATTGACGTATTATCTAATGGAATTGACATCACTGGTGGGGGAGTAGGTGTTCAAATAACAGGAGCAAATACTTCAACTGGTGTTAATAATGCTTTAAGATTTAAAGACACAGACACTGGTGTTGTTGCCGATCAAGTTATTGGTCGCATTGAAATGGAAACTGCGGATGCTAGTAACCCCGGTGTGAACCTTCAAATAGACGGTATATATGGTGGTAGTGGTGCAGGGTCTGAGCTTGTTATTAAGACAGGTGTGGCAGGTTCTCTTGAAAACCGTTTGTTTATCCAAGATGCTGCAACTATTGTTAATGATGATGCTGGTGACAACGATTTTGTAGTTAGAACATCTAATAGCAGTGCAACTTTCTATATAAATGGTCAATACGATGGTGTAGGGATTCACAGTTCGTCACCCACATCTTATGCAAATGCACAGGCTGTTTTGTATATAGAAGATAATACAAATCCTGCACTTGGTATTAGTGACACTGGACAAGCAAGAGATTGGTGGATTGTTGGCTTTGGAGATGGTTTAGGTATTAGGTATGCTGATGGAAGCAATACAGGTAGTGCTTCTAATACAGTTCCTGCAATGTTTTTCAAAAATACAGGGTTTGTTGGTGTTGGTGATACAGGTGCGCCTTTAGCTGGCTTGCATCTTTCTGATGGCACAAATGCAGGTTCTCCACAAAATGCTAGTCGTGCTGCAACTCTTATGATTGATGCTGGTGCTACAGCCTCTGCTGATTTGCAGTTTATGGTTCGTCAGGGATACAACAGTCACATATTTTTTGGAGATGCATCCGATCCAAATGTCGGCATGATGTATTACGATCATAGTGCTAACCACATGAATTTCGTTGTCAATACGTCAACGGCTTTAACCATTGACGATCAAGGTGACGTTGGCATTGGCAATACGGACCCGACTTCACGTTTGGTAATTGAAAAAGAATCTGCTCGTACTAATGACGCAGAAAATATGATTCGGATAGTACATAATACCAGTGGTACTTCAGCAGTAGGTTTTGGTTCAAAGATACTTTTTGCTGGCGAACGTTCTAATGGCACATTGCAAAACATGGGTAGAATTGGTTTTGTAGCAGATGTAAATACCGCATCAAATTTAAGTTCTGCTCTTATACTGGAACCTGCATCTAATGGTACTCCTTTTGAAGGCATGAGAATTTCATCATCAGGAAACGTGGGAATCGGAGAACAAGACCCAGACAGTACCCTTCAACTTTCCAACTCGTCCTCTGTTCCATCCTTTACCCTTGGAAGAACGCCTTATAGTTCACACGGTAATCTCACTATCGGCGGCACAGGCACAGGCCATATAACTAGCAATATGGACGAAGCTGGAGATTCAACCGTTAATGTCAGGGCATCAAGGGTAGCAGTTGGAAATGGGGAGATTGAAATCCAAAACAGCCCCCAGACAGCAGTAGGTTCTGCTCGAACTTTCACAACCCGTCTGAGGGTTGACGAATACGGTGGTCTGACGATTGCATCGGTAAATGCGACTGCTGCCGTATTCGGTGGAACTAACGTAGTAAACGGAATTACCGCGGTTCCTTCTCCTGCTGGAACTCCTTTTGTTCTTGGGCGTGATACAGGAACGACTCGTTCAGCACACTTTGGTGGAAACCTAAAGTTCGACAGTGGTTATGGCATCGACTTCTCTGCTACTGGCGATGGCACTGGTACTGTGTCATCTGAACTTCTGGATGACTACGAAGAAGGGACTTGGACACCTGTTGTGTATGACACAAACACAAGCGGTCATGTATTAACGCTCAACAGTATTATTGGGAAATACAAGAAAATTGGAAGCTGGGTAAATTGCACCCTTCAAGTTGGTAGAAATGACGCCACATCTTTATCAGGTGTTATCACTATTACCAACTTACCTTTTACTGTTGCAGCGCAAGGTTCCGTAACAGGCGGCACATTTTGGTTAGATAACTCATCAAGTGACAGAATTGGGGTTATTTATGTGGTTCCTAGTGCGGATAGATTTTACCTTTTATCAGACCATGCTGTAAACAATTACCTTTTAATGTCTGAGTGGCAAAATAGCCGTCCTATTTATCTTCAAGTATCATACAATTCAGCATAACCCACTGCATAGCATTGGGTCGGACAGTCCAACCATCAAAGGAGATAAACGATGGCACTAGAAAAATTAGTTAAAAACGACAAGATCGAAACGATCTTAAATGACGAGTGGGAGTTTTCCACGGTACAGGTTCGCACTGCGACGATCATTCGGGAAGACGGCACAGACTTGAGCCGCTCGTTCAATCGTCATGTGGTAATGCCTGATGCTGACGTAACGCAGGAAGGCGCGGATGTACAAGCAATCTGCAACGCCGTATTCACACAAACGTGCAAGGACAACTACCAAGCGTTCCTTGATTCACAGGAGACACCATAATGGCTTTAACATACACATGGAAAATTTCAACGTGCGATTATAATGTTGCTACAGGTGGGATAGATCACGTTCATTGGAGATGTGTTGCTTCTGAAGGTGATATTGCGCTTACTACAATGGGTGTCGCCAAACTAGAGTGTGATGCTTCTGCTTCTGACTTTATACCTTATGCTGATGTAACAGAAAACAACGCATTGAATTGGGTATGGGAAAGCCTACGGGAGGGCGAAGAAACCGCTACTCAAGCGAAAGACAGAGTTGAAGCTAATCTTTCAACAAGAGTTGCTGAAAAGCAAAATCCAACGGAGTCACAAGGCTTGCCTTGGGCATCTTAATTTTAACTTAACAAAAGGAGATCACGATGGCAGAGAAACAAACAAAAACCGTCACGATCAACGGCACAGACTACACTGAAGACCAACTGACGGATCAGCAGAAGGTGATGATTAACCACATAGGTGATCTGGACCGGAAAATGGGTTCGGCGCAGTTCAATCTGGATCAACTGCAAGTCGGCAAGCAAGCCTTTGTGGATATGTTGACAAAGTCTTTAGAAGAGCCAGCAAAGGAAGCTGCTGAATAATGGAAATGGACGCGCTTATTAATGTCGCTTTAACCGCAGCGATAGGTGGAATTGGGTGGTGGCTGAAGGCCCAACACAGCGAACTTGGGCGCGTTCAAATTCTCTTGAATAAAACAAGAGAAGAAATGGCGAAGGAATACGTCAATAAACTAGATGGCGCGTCAACTATGAGTCAAATTGTAGCGCGTTTTGATCGCTTGGAGGAAAAGATCGACCGTCTAATGGAGAGGTAAGGAGCCTTCCTATAGCATGATTGAAGTTTTGGCCCTAGCAGGAGCTGTCACTAAAATAGCAAGTGGCATTAGCTCTGCCGTTCAAGCTGGTAAAGACATGAACAGTCTTATGCCACATTTTGGAAAATTAGCAAAATTAGAAGCCGACATAGCTATTGCAGAATCTGGCAAACATAAAGGGCCATTGGGCCGATTAGCGTCTTCTGAACAAGAAGGCTTTGCCATTGCTCAAGCAAAAATGGCGCACAAAGAAGCTATGGAAACTCTTCGCAGCCATTGCCGCTTATATGGGCCACCGGGCATGTGGGATTTGGTGGTTCGTGAGCAAGCCGAAGCAAGAAAACGGCAGAAAGAAGCATTAGAAGCTCAAGCTGCTGCTAGAGACAGGTTGTTCTGGGGTATTTCTTTATGTCTAGGGGTTTTGGTTTTTCTTGGTGGAACTGCTGCAATGATCTGGGGTGTGGATAAGTTGGCGAATGGGTGACGTTATACAAGAATAGATTAGGAAAATACGTTGTATGTGACAAAGCTGGAAAAATTGTTATAATAACGCACCACAGCGGAATAGCAAAGGCGTGGTTAGAGAAAGGAGAGCGTGATGGC